TGTTCAAAGTTGGCTATAAACTCATTAACTCCAATTCCCATTACTTACTCCTTATTAAAATTTACCAACGATTTCATCAAAATCAACACCATTACGAACCGCAACAAAGTTTAATTGAATGAAATTAATTGAGTTATTTGGTTTAATGTAAATATCACCAACAAATTCAGAACGATCAATTACTTCGCCTGTATTATTAGTTTCATCACACACTACACGGAAATCATTAATTCCCCTACGACCTTGAACATCACGTAAATATGGCTCAACTTGTGAAACAAATTGTGCTCTTGTAAATGCATCATTGAATTCAAATAATTGATATTTGGCAGATCTTGCAATCGCTTTTTCAAGTACAATAAACAATCTACGAACGTTTAATTTTTGGAATAAACTTGGTCTTGCTAATTGAGTTCTATCACCATATAGTAATACTCCCTCACCAACAAACGATACAACCGGATTTACATTCGATTGATATAGTTCATCACGATTTCCCTTATTTGGATTTAATGCTAATTTAATAACATTTTTAATCTGTCCACGATTAAATCCAGCAGGACTCCACCAAGGATCACGGGCTAAATCACTTTGAGCACAAACACCAGCCATATCAGCATTTAATGGAATCCAACGATATTTGTCATTGTGAACATCATATTGATATTTCCAACCACTATCCATAAATCCGTATGAACTTGAAATGTTGACATTGTTTCGTGTATTAACACAATTTTCTACCGCTAACGTTTCGGGTTGATTAACAACATCTGAATATTTTGGACTGAAAAATGCAACACAATCTTTTCTCCAACTTGCAATATTTTCAACTACATGTTTAACAACAGTTGTATGTGAATTCGGACCGATACCTTCACCAGCATCACCAATAATAAGTAATGATACATCAACAACTTCTGAATTTCGGAACATGTCCCAACCTTCAATTAATGCACTTTCATCAACATTTGCTGAATCAACACCACCTGTAAATTGTTTATCCCAAGCACTTGCTAGTGATTGATATTTACTGTTTAAAGCAGGGGTATTCCAAATAGCATCATAATCTGCTCCTGGAGTTACAACGGCAGTACCAGTAGCTTGAACGCCATTTTCAATAGCAATATCAACAACAGTTGTACCATCAATATAATCTGAACCATTTACAACAATATTTACAGCATCAACTGCAAATTGAACAGTAACGGTAGCAGTAGCAATACCACTATTAAATGCGATTGTAGCACTTGTATACGCTGAACCACCATTTGTGATATTTACAACATCAACTTCAAATGTAAGATTACCAGTAGCAACACCACCTGATCCACCACCAGAAGTAGTATCCGGATCGATTACAATAGTTGTATAACCTGACCCTGCATTTGTAACTATGATTGTATCAATTACATTACCAGTTTCAGAACCAACCTCAGCAGTTGCACCAACACCATCACCTGTTACGGCAATCGTATCACCAACATTATATCCTGCTCCACCATTTGAAAGTGTAATTGAATCAAGTTCACCATCACTTGTTAAAACAGCAGTAGCAAGAGCACCTGAACCATCACCATTTACAGTAATTGTTGGAGCAATTGCATATCGATCATTAAGAGTAATGATAACATCATCCCAAACTTCACCTGTACTTGCTAAAACAGCAGTAGCAGTAGCACCTGAACCATCACCAGTAATAACAACTGCGGGAGCAACAGTATAACCATCACCACCATCAACAAGACTGATTGATTGAATTGATCCACCAACGGCAAGATCTGCACTATCTGGAACTTCTAAGAACCATACATATTCTGATTCTTTGTTTAAAACACTACCATAAAAAATTGGTTTACCGTCTAAATCAACAGCATCACTAGCTTTTGATAAGAATTCATAAGTTTCAAGAACTGCTCCAGGAACACCAGTAAAATTACCTAATGTATCTAAAACTAAAATATGTACTTCATCATTTTCACCACCAACATTTCTAACATAATCACTTGTTTCTGGTTTATTTGGTAAAACATCACCATAATCCAAAGCAACTTCATCATATGTGTTATTATCAATAACAATTATACGAATGGTATCACCTTTTGATCCTGGATATTTTGATGCCATAAATGAAGCATCTCCCAATGGAGTACCATAAACTTCGGTATAATGTGTTGAATTTTTAATTAAAATACCTGTTCCAACAACATCAGAATTTAAAGCAACCGCATCATCGACTACACGAACAATATTCAGATTATTTGAATAATCCAAAAAGTTTGAACATGAAAACCAATCACGGTAATTTACATCATTTGGTTTACCAAACCACTTTTGTAATAATTTCTTATTTTCTAGTGTGGTGTAATCCAATACTGGACCCCACTCAAACTGACCAACAAAAGCACCACCACTTGTTCCAACGGCAGGTACAAATCCTGTTAAATCAACTTCACTAACATTAACACCTGGAGATAATTGAAATCCCATTAGTATTCTCCTTCCTATTCAATTAAATATTATTTATCTTTTATCTATTTAGTATTTTTTCGTTCTTAACTCACCATTGATCAAATGGTATATTTAGTTCATTTTGTGAATTCATTGGATTATTGATACCATAATCAGGAACATAGATATCAGTTGGTAATTCAGGATTATGATCAGGCATGAACCCAACATTCATTGGCATATTCATATCTCCCTTCATTTTATTCAATACTTCTCGTTTTACGTCAACATTGAATAAATCAGAAAAATAATCTTGTGTTGTCAACCAAGCAAATGAAACTAATGTCATGACTATATCATCATGCTTATTTTCTTCTGCTTCATAACTCTTTCCTTTTTTGGAAAATGTATTAAGTTCTTCGATTGTATCAAAATCTTGAATTTCTAATTTATCACTTTCAATCAATTGTTTTAAGTTTGAACATCCTATCAATTTAGATTTTTTTGTCATTCTTAACCCAAAATCTAAATTCTTACTCGATATACCTAATTCATTATCACCATATTTAATAGCAGATGTAATAATATTATCATATTCATAATCATAATATATCGTTGATCCTACTTGTGCTCCAATGCTATTTGTTTCCACTAATACATATGCCATATTGAATTTATGTGCTAATTGTATGACAATTTCAGGCAATAATAATACAGGAACTAAATTATTTTTATATACTGCAACCTGTTTATATGGAAATTCTGTAATATCCATAACATTACAAACACTAGAATCTATACCAACACCCTCAGATGGATCAACAGTTATAACATAATTATGTCCTTTTTCTGGTTCATTATATTCGTTATAATTTTCATCATCATTTTCTAATGAATCAACCCATGTAAGTAATTCAAGTTTATTACCATCAATTAATGTACCACTTGAACCATAAAACTTATTACCATATTCCTGATCAAATCTTTTTTGACCAATATTTTTAATGGTTTCAGTTTTCCATGCTTCATCATAATGTGGAACTTCCCACCAATCTACCCTTGACGGATGAAAGGTATTATGTCCCAATTTCGCCTCTTTCCACAATTTATAAAAAAGGTTAATTCCATTTGGAGTAGATATTAGAATAATCTTTGATTCTTTACCAGATGATACAACAGGATATGTTGATGTATAAAAATCTTCAAATCCATCAATGAACCCAGCTTCATCAACCATAACCATGTTGAATGAAAATCCACGAATAGTGTCAGATGTTGTTGATCCTGCTACAACAGTTGACCCATTACCCAATTCTACACTTGATTTATTCCATTCCACAACCCCAGGTTGTAAGAAAAATGGTAATCCTTCATACATCCTTTTCATTCTATGTAAAATTTCTCTGGCAGTTTTTGCTTTATTTGCAACCAATGCCACGGATTTATATCCATTGAATACTAAATAATGTATTAAAAATGCGGCCGTTGTAATAGTTTTACCAGTTTGTCTTGATGTTAAGACAATATTAAACCTATTATTTGAATAATCATTTAATAATCTTTCTTGATAATCTCTTAATTCAAAATTAACTAATCCTTCGTCTAAGGACACGATTTTACAATACTTCTTTGTGAAATATATAATATCATCACGACATTTTCTATATTCCGCTTTAAGTTCTTTTGTATATGGTTGTTTAATTCCAGCTTTTTTTAGTTTTGGATTACCATTATAAAAATTGTTTATCTGAGCCATTTAAAAGCCCTCTGAACCTTCACTCATTAGTCATTCTCCAATTCTTTTTGTAGATCCTCAGTTGAACCTACATACACATAACTATTATTTTCTTGATGTTGTTTTTGCTCTTTTTCCTCTGTAATCTCTTTCGTATCTTTGTGAATTTCCATCAATGCTTTATTCATATCAGTTAATGTTTTCATATATCCGGATAATACTTCATATGCTCTCGGACTTTCTGATTCTTTGGTAACTGCAATTAAATCATCAATCATAACCGTACCCTTAGTGATCATTGTTTTCATTGATTCACGGGTTGCATTATAATCATCTAATGCATTTTCTTTAATACTTGGATGATGAATAATTGGTTCAACTTCAATTATATCAATTTCTTTATTTTCAACTTCATCTAATTCATTTTGAACATCATCAGTCATATCAAAAAAATCATCTATTTTATTTTTCATTGTATATCAATCTCCGTATCTTCACCCGTTGTATTAGGTATAGTATTTTCTTCTTCATTATCAATAGTTACCTTAACGTCATAATCATCATTGCTGTTTGCATTAATTGGATCTAATTCAGCAATTACACGTTCATAAAATGCACCACTTTCTAAATCTCTCATATTAACATTAGCCTTTCTAATAATTGAATTGTCTCTATAATTGGCATACAAATACGCTTGTGCAGTAAATGTCAATGACCAAAATACGGTTCTTCTATCATCAAATACACCTTGACTATCAATTTCATAATTAGTATCACTCAATGTAATTGGTATATTTGTATTGATATCCAATGGTTCCATATCAATTATTTTTAATGTAAGTTCGGGTGTAAAATAGGGGACAATTTGTTCAACAATCCTTAAACTATCATCAATTTTACGTGTGGCTATATTCAGTGTAAATTCTATATTATATGGCACTCTTTGAAACATGAATAAATCATCATTTTCTTTTGAACGCATTTTTTGAACAGTATTTTCTTTTCTTGCACTATCATAACGCATACCTGTCATTTCATAAGACATTTTAGGTAAGGTTTCTTCAATTGTTATTTTTTCATCCCCAGGTTGCTGGATGTTATTAATTCTTGCAATGAATTTTTCCTTTGTCATATATGAAATAGGCACTGGAATTTCTTGATATATTCCATTACGATCTTCACGATTGATAGATAATTCATTAAATAATGTACCAAAAACTATTACAATCTTTCTTATGGTATTATGATAAAATGGGGTTTTCATTTAAATTTCCTTATATAATAACTATTTATGAATAAATGAAAATCCAATATCATTAAATGTTTTTCCCAATGGATAATCTTTTAATGATTGAAGATATTTAGATTTCCCAATATTATTTTTTGATATGATTTTATTTGAATTTTTACACCAGTTCATAATAAGTGAAGATGAACCAATATTTAATGATGCCTCTTTGAGTGTAATAAAGTTTCCATTTGGTGTAACCCAATATCCAGAAAATTTGTAATTATTTTCACCTGATATTTTATTTTTAGTTTTTTGTGATTTGGATAAACCTTTCATTGATTTGGATATTTTATTTTTAGTTTTTTGTGATCTCGATTTCCCCAAATTATATTGATTTCCTTTATGGGTATTTGATATTTTTTTCTTAGATTCATTATTATGGTGTTTTCCATAAAAAGGGTTTTTATTTCCTAAATTATTATATTTCATTATATTTTTTGTTTCTTTGGAGTGTTTCATTCCTAAATGACCGCCACCACAACCACCCAAAACAATATTATATGTGTCTTGTCTACATATAAAATTTTCATCAACTATTTCAAATTCCTTTTCATACATTTCAAATTCATTATCATAGTTAAATAATATTTCTTTCGTGAAATTTTCTTTACCATATTTTTTTATTGAATTTTTTAAATGTTTCCCAGATCCCAAATATTCATCATTTGGGATCTGGGTTTTATGACACCCAATGTAAATTTTTCCAGTTTCAATATTTGTTGTTTGATATACAGTATAATTCATACATATATTTATAATAATTAAAAATCAAATGGGAAATTGTCTTTATTATTTTCAAAATCATCTTTAGGGTTTTCAGTTTCTATCACAATTAAATCAGATTCTTCCTGAATTTCTTCATTATCAGCTTCATCCATAGTTTCTGAGTATGAGAAATCACTATTAATTCTGTCAATAGATGCCTGACCTGTATCAAAGTTTTCATGACTATATGTGAAGTTTTCTACGGTTAATTTGTATGTGAATACTTTTCCTAATTGATAAAAAGGATTTTCATGTTCAACAAAATTGATTTCCAATAAAGAATTGGACATAGGAATGAAAATAAGATCACCTTCTAATGGTCTTACTTTTTCGGGAATTGTTTCTTGGAATCTTCTTTTAGATAATACCAATGTAGCGGTATCTTTAATAGTCATACCAAAATTGGCAAGCATGTTACCATCACCACCCCATCCATCAACAGTTTCAAGATACATTTCTATCAAGTAATTGGATGTGAATTGAGTTCTTACATCTTCACCAAAAATAGGATCTCGTTCAAGTGTTTCTCTTGGAATATATTGTAGATCCATACCATAAAACTTAATTGCTTCAATCGTTAGATTTTCAATTAATTGTTGTTCTGGTTTATTCTTGTATAAATTTAAATAATGGTTTACAGCCATGAAATGTCCCTATTGTTTTTATTATTTATAACAATAGGGAATTTCTATTAAACAGACGCTAACATATCATCCAAAACAGTAGATTGATCAAGAGCAGTAATTGCACCAGCAGTTAAAGCAACTACACCAAGACCATCACCATCACCTGTTAAATCAACAGTTGGAGTATCATAACCAATACCAACATTTGATACTTCGGCTGTTAAGATTTCACCACCAGTATCAACGGTAAGAATAGTCATTACACCACCATCACCAGATACACCAGCAACCGGATAAGTAGCACCTTCAACATAACCCGTACCAGCAGTTGAAACAGTTACAGCAACATCCAATTCACCACCAGTAACATTGTTTAAACTGTGAGTAGATTTGATATTATCAACAACGTGATTTAAACGTTCGACATATTTTGCCACATCATAAACATCAACCAATGCTTCCAATGTTGCACCATCAATCATTGGATCACCAGCCAATTCATCAATAATCATTTGTCTGTATTCACCAAGTTCTTTTGTTGTTAAAATATTTCCCATTTTTCTTTTCCTTTTAAGTTAATTTATACTATTTATTAAAATTTAAATTTCATGCTCTTTCCTAACAATTTTTCTCTTGATAGTCTTTTTAATAAATCTTTTCGCCATTGATCATATGATCCAGCATCTTTATTTAAATTGGTCATTGTGGTTAAAGCAGACGAACCAGCAACCAATTCATCAAATGTTAAAGAATCATATTTAGATTTAGACATTTGCCTTTTAATTTGTTTTACTGCATGTACCTGAGCATTAATCTCATAATAAGAAGAATTGACACCCTTAGACCCTTGTTTTAAAACATCACGATGTCCAGGTTCATGTGCTTTTATTAGCATTTTTTCAATATGTTGATTGTGAATTGAATCATCTATCCAATGAGATAATTCATGATAAATTGTACCCTTTATTCTATTTTCAGATAAATCATTCATCCATTCTTTTTTTCGACCAGAAAGCAACTCACCTGCATCATTAAAATTCATATTAGCTTGCTTTAATATTTCCAAAGCATTATCATTAATTTTTAATGATATATATTTACTAATAGGATTATAAAAATTTCCAGATTCATTTTTACTATTCATAACAATGTGAATTGGATTTAATTTATGTGCTTTTTTAGAATCAGCCGATTTTAAAAAAGCAGATGATATGACCTCTACTTTAAATCTACCATCCCATTTATCACTTCTAATATCTTTCATATATTTGGCAAAATAATTCTTATAGATCATATCAACATCTTGACCTAATCTAAAAGTCTTTTCTACTAAAAATTGTTTAAACTTCAACATCTATAACAGCCCTTTTTATACACATTAACCCCCATATTGATACATAATAGCCCTTTTTATACCCATTATCCAAATTCAGGTAATGGTGGAAATGTGTATTTATCTAACATTTCTTCTTCCAATCTTTCAAGTACATTTTGTGCATCATCGTATAGTTTTTCACCATCCAAATCAACAGCACCTGGAAGTTGTATACCGCCAAATTTGCGTAAATTAGCACCCCAATTACGCTGAATTAAATATGTTAAATATTCTTTTAACCATCTATCATTATACACATCATTATATTCTTCCGGATCTAATGATTTCAATGAATTAAATGCTATAAAATTTCCAACCTTAGCTTCAAATGTGGCAATGAAATTATTAATTAAATGTACTTTATGAGTGTGTCTATTAAATTGAATTGGATGATCATTAGTACCTAACATGTCCCCCATCATTTCAAGATTATTCATTGTTAGGAAAAAATCACTAATACCAAAATTACCACCACCGCCACCATGATCATTTGTACTTGATGTTGCACTTGGATTATTTCCAGTACCAATCATACCATTTACAAAAGGATTAAATCCGACCCAACTTGCTCTTGGATCACCCATAGGTTGTAATAAATTACCCATGATACCACCATCAAGAACACCATCAACATATATAATTGAATCAGGTAATGGTATATAACCATTATCCATATCATCTTGTGTGAATTGATGTACCCAATATACACGCTCCGTACCTTCATAATGATATTCAATATAACGATCTAATGCATCATCAACACGATCTTCAATTTGATCCGGATCAACATCAATTGTTATAACTGGTGCACCCAAACGTCTTAGTGCATAATTGATTAATTCTTCCCTAGATTGTATCATCTTAATAAATCCTTACTATTTAAAATTTTATATAATTTGTTTGGAGAAACTTCTTCACTTTGTAATCTTGGAATTAAATAATGACCTTCACATAATGATCTATGACAAATTTCAGAACAAAACCATTTATTTGCTTTATCTATTTTTAATGGAAATAACTGTGAACCAATAATCCCCAACCAATCATACTTTTTCCCTAATTGTGTAATTACATAAGCAAATGTACGTTTTTCATTGTTAATATCCGGTTGTTCAGGTAATACATCAAAAATATCCCAATTGTCGGGATTATGACTAAATGTTTTTACTCTAACAACACCTTCATCAAATCCGGAAGCACTATACCATTTCCAACCATCACCACGATCATCAATTATTTCAACATGTGAATATTTTCCACCTGTAAAAATCTTTACACAATATGATGCTATTAAATTAAAAATTCCACTTCCAACACCTTTATAAAATGCTATTTTCATTTGACAATCCTTTTATTATTATAAAAGTATTTATTGTTTTCCTATTGATGCATTGCATCCGGTTCTTGGATCAGCATATTCAAATGTATAATCTTCCGGTAATTCATTCGTACACTTCACTTTACAACTTTCAACACCACCCGTACCAACTTGTAATGCCCCAATTTGTGCAGATGATACAACTGCTACACACCCCTTTGTATATGGATCTGATACATTTGGATTTAATAATGGTGAACCACATCCAACTAAAAGTAAAAGTAAAACACTTATTGCAATTTTTTTCATTTTATTCCTCCGTTAATGAAAATTTGAAAGTTACATAACTAATTTTATCGGTTTGATAAGAAACAAACCAACCAACCTTTTTATATAATTCTATAATTTGTTTGATTTTATGTTCTGATATTGGAAAATAGAAATTAACAAAAATATAATCATTTATAATTTGTCCGGTTTCTAATTCTTTATTAATAGAAACCCCAAATTGCCATACTGAATTATTTGCTTGTTGTTGTTTTCTTTTTGCAATAATACTTGATCCCACTAAATGTCTCACGGATTGACCCCTATTTCTTCTAAAATAATAACAAGTTGTCTATTTGATATAGCCTGATATTTATACGGACCAAAATACAAAATATCACCAGCCGAATAATTAGCATTGGGGTGACAAATAATTGGTAAACATAATACAATTTCAACAGGTTCACCAATATTAACCGTTGCTGTTGCATTTCCAATATAATTCTCAGTAGTAACATCAGATGATTGAATTATATAAGATAAATTATTTACAGCAGTATCACCAAGTACACTTAATCCAAATTGTGATTCAAACATAACCGCTTCTAATGCAGTTAATACAGTTGTCGTAACTCCATTAGTGGTTGTTAATATTTTTTCAAATTGTGAATTTAATGGAACATCTTCCCAAATTTCAAATAAATCGGTAGCGTTAAGAACAAAATTATATTTAATACCTGAATTAGTATTTAATAATTTTGCCAATTTTGCAACAAGTGGTGAACTATAATCAATAGAAGCAGTAATTGAAGCACCAGAAACATAATCAGCTTTTGCTAATTGCCAAGTATCATTAGATTTTTGATATTGCCCCATAATTTCATCCACATTAGATGAAACTAACCCACCTAATTTAACAGCATCAGTAGAAACTAAAATTTCATTTGACCAATCATCATATTCACCATCTGGTGCAACACCTGGATTCCATTTTGATTCAAACCAATACAATTCATCAATTGATGTTCTATATTGAATAATTATATTATCATTTTCGTGAGTTACCTCCATGTCTATTGGTAAACGTCCAACAGGAATAGCAAAAGTTTTCTTTCTTTCTTTATCTCGTTGTGTTAATCCTGTATCAGTTGGACACCAATATGTATGTACTTTATCATTGTGTATGATACCAAAAACTAAATGAGATAAACTATTGAATGTTACATCAAATGCTAATGTACCACCACCCTCATATTTTTCAATAGTACCAAGTGTCAGGCTTTGAGTTAATTCATCAACTTCAACAATTTGTGCTTCGGCTGAATCATCTAATGAGTGCCAACAAAAACATACACGACCAGCATCCATTTTAACTGAATTGATTGCATAAACATCAGCATCAGTAGTAATAGAAACTTCACTACCAAGAGTATAAGTACCACCAGGATTTTGAGTTACAACCACATAAAATATTGTATTTGGTGTTCCATCAGTAAACGCAACTACACCTGTTAAAGCATGAGAATAAACAATACTTGATGTTACAACGGTTTTTGTTGTAAATTGAATTACTTCTGCACTATCTCCACCACCCCCACTACCTGTATATAATTGAGCATTACCATTAACATCAAGTGAAATTGGATCAGAGATAGTTAAAGCTGTTGAAGCATTTGTAATAAATTTATATTGTGGCACACCACGAAAATCAATATCTTCTGGTGATACATGCCAAACAACATCAGTATCAACATTGGGATCTGTATTATCCAAATTAAACATTAAATGCTGTTCTCTTTCATCATATATAGTGAAAGATTCTTGTGGAAAAGAACTTATTACTGCATTGGATGGACTCGAAAATGCGGTTTTTGATAATCTTAAATCTAAATATTCTTCATTGGCATTAAATGATACAATACTTCCATGAACTGCATTTAAATCTGAATTTTCTGTATTAAAGATTACACTTCCCAATGGTGTATAATAATCTCTCATAATCGGATTAACTAATACACGATTGATTTCATATAATGCCCCCGATCTAGCTTTACTGATATTACTATATGTATATTGACCTTGCATAGCAACAACACCATCATATAATCCACACGAAGCAAAATAATGTACACAAACATAATCATTATTTGGAACTTCAACTAAACTACCATAAAAAGTTGCTGGATCTATATGATTATATGGAATTCTTGTACCAAGATAACTTGGAACTGACCCTTCATATATAACAGGAAAATCATCTTTTGCTTTAAGTTTCCATTCATGACCATCTAAATATAAAACAGGAATTTGAGCAGGATGTGTTAATAATTGTGTTCTGGTAGATGTTTTATAAAAAATATCCGCTAAACTAACTTCACCATCATCAATACTAAATTGAGCATGTTCTGGTAAATCACCATCTTGATCAATATCGAAATCTTTCAATGCTAATCCAGATTTCCAAATAGTACCATTACTTTCAATAAATGATTTTCTTGTAATAGGATTCATACCAACATCAAATCTTAAATCAAGTACAGTAATAAATTCACTTGCAGATACATTGATTGTGATTCTTGCAATAACAGTAGCATTTTCCATTATTTCATTATCAAAATTAGTATCAACATATGGTTTATAGTATTGAATTTCCCCAAATTCATCAAAATATACGATATATTCAGAATCAGTTGTGGGTAAAATTATACTTTCATTTGTTTTAGTCCAAGGTTCCCCATAACTCCAAACTTTATAATCAATTGAACCATTATTGGGATTTGCTATTAATGTTAATTCACCCGTGATAAAATTAAAATCTAACCACGAATTTATACGATTTTCAAGACCGGATATTTTATTTCGTTTATGATTATCCATTTCATCCAATTCATCAATAGCATCTTGTGTGGTTTCAGAATTTAATCCACTAATAACATTATTGTATGTATGATTTAAACTTTTTAAAATATCTACAAAACCTGTTGACATAATTTATTTACCTTCTTTTTTATTACGATTGTTGTGGTATGATTCTAATGTTTTTAATCTATGATCAATTAATTCATTATGAAATGTACCTTTTTCTAATGTTGTAACACGCTCATATATACTTGCAATACCTGCTAATAATGCTGTAATTAAAAATGGTAATAGGAATTTTAACCAATCTGCCATTAATTTTGTTTTAACATCACTAACATCATGATCCCGATGATGATTATGATCATGATCATAATCATCATATTTCCTATGATGTTCAGTTGTTGAAGCATCTGTAGCAACATTTACTTTTTGATTTACTTTTTGTATCGGCATTATAATTCCTAAACTAACTGATTATCAACAACATTAACAATACCATTATCTATTTCTTGATACGGTAGATCCAATTCTTGTACTTTAAATGACCCTAAATTATATTGCCATGAAACAATATCACCTAATAAGAAATTACTTCCCATTGTGATTGTAATAATTGTTGGATCTCCAGGTTGCTGAACACTAATTGGGTTTGATGGTGTACTATTAACAACAATATCAAATTGACTGCTTACATCACCAGTAATATCAACATCACGATCAAATTGTACAGTAATTATATTTATACCATTTGTTAAAGAAATAACAGAAGATAATACAATAGGCAATACATTAGAACCATTCATGAAAATAAACAATTGGTTATCCACGTTATCCGGAATGAACATATCTCCAACTCTAGGATTATTTGGTGGATTTGGTTGATGATGGATATTTGGTTTTTTCTGATCTAAAACATAACCTTGATTTGCTGATAATGCTTTATGTGCATCTTGTGTAATTAAATCATCAACAACTTCTATTGTAGAACCACCGGAACTCGATCCACCACCTGATCCACTTGCTCTAATTTGCCAATCTTCTGATTGTTCCACATTTTGTAATTTAAGATCAATACCATAAGCATTATTACTTAATGTGTGTGGAGTATTGCCAACTTGTAAAAATCCTTGAAGTGTCCCTTCAACATTTGTATTTAAGAAATAATCGGTATCTTCTAAATATAATGTACTTCCACCTGCAAATACACTTAATGTACTTGCACAAATAGAATTATTATTTGGTGTATTTCCTTGATCAATTATATGACAATCAAATTCATAATATTCATTTGGAGCAATACCCAATAATGTACCAACGTCATTAAATTCAACAGTTTCCCAATTTAAAGTATTACTATTTTGAATAACTTTATATGTATCATTAATTTTTGCGCTTGCCAATTCACTACTAATATCTACACTAAGATTATCAGTTGTGGATATTCTTATTTTCAATCCATCAGCAGTATGAATACTTTCCCCTGAATTTGGTTCACCTACACCAGCTTTACGAACTTTCATTTGAAAATTATGTTGAATATCAGTTGATGTTGTGTATGATTCAATATAAATTAATAATTCTGTTCCATCTTGAATAATAGCATTATTTGCTAAAACAATTGTAAATACATTTTCTTCAAGAAATGGATCGTAAATAGTGTGAGATTTTGGTGTACCAAATGGATCTTCGATAACAAAAATTTTATAATTTGTTGATGATGATAATTCGGGTACATTTACTAATACTTGTAATGTTTGAATATCTTTATCGTATGTATATAAAATACCACTTTTAATAACATTTGCACCACCATCTATGGTTGAAAATGTTGGTTCAGGAATTGGAGTACCGGACAAATCGGTAATATTTTCATAAATTAAAAATGGATCTCCAATGTTTATTGGAATTGGATAATCATCAGTACCAATTGGATTGATACATCTTGTTAAATATCCATCTTTGGAAACTTGATCATTATAATCATAATGACTTTGAACCCATTCACCATGATCTTGAACTTTAGTATTTAATTCGGTTTCTAAATTAGTTACATCAGAAATAATATGTGCATGTGGATTTGGATCACGATCATCATCTAAACGGGAATCATCCCCTTCACAAGTTGTTCCAGCCATTGATCCATAATCTTTATTAAATGCAGAATTTTCGGCAAAATCATCTTTTTTTCCATCTAATTCATTATCATAATTTTTAATAGTTTCAATACTATTATCAGTTTTTTTAAGATGTATTGTACCATCTACGGTATTTAAACCAATCTGACCATCGACTAGATCAGTATTTAACCACACATAACCCGTACTAGGTTTGCGTTTATGTCTAATTGGCATTTATAGTTTTCCTTTAATAAAATGTGTAGGGAAAAATATTGGATTACTCAGAAGTTATTGTTTTTTTAATCCATTTAATCCATTTTTCTTTTGTTGTAGCTTTAACCAATGTGGTATCATTTTTAGCAACATTCCAAGCATCTTCAAATTTACCTTTTTTTGCTAATGCTTTTGCTTGTTTAACCAACTTCATTGATTCTTCTTGTGTTGTTTCGGTTATATATTCTTTAAATTTTTTCATTTAAAATATTCCATCGTCAATTGTAAAAGCAATATCAGAAAAATGAACTTTAATTGACTGAAAAGCACCACCTTGATAAATTCTGAAATATTGTGTAGATGGTTGATACCATCCATCCCCTTCATTTGCGATAACTGGTTGTGTTTCGGACACATATATATTACTACCTGATCCAATACTACCAACTAAATTACCTCCCAATGTGACACCATCACCAACGTATACCAATTTGGTATCGTTTACATAAATGATTTCACCACTTTGGAAAACAATAGTTAATCTTTCAGCATCGGTTCCTCGTCTAAGTTGTAACGACATTAAACAAAGCCTCCACAATCAATACTTGCATTAGGCACTAAAAATGTTCCCATATCTATATGTATGTTGGTTCCTACCCCTGCTTCAATTTCATCTAATCTTTGATTAAGATATTGAAGATTAACAGCATCTTTATTTAATAACGGATCATCAAGATCCGTTACCATTTTTGCTATAATTGTGGTAAGAAATTTCCTTGCCATTTATTATCCTAAGATAATTGCACGATATTCATTAGTAGTTGGAGCAACAGTAAATGAATATAGACAGTTGTTAGCATCAGTTACTTGCATATCACATTCCATAATCGCACCCGTTGCATTACTATATAATTGAGTTTGAACATCAGTAGCACCCAAACCATGAGCAATAACAAACGATAATGAAACATTATCACCAAGATCAACACCCCATTTTTTCGCACCATGTTCAATAGCATCTAAAACGGTTTTTAATTTTAATGGTGTGATGGCCGCAGTATCAATTAAACCTGTATTAGTTTCTGCTTGTGTAGCAATACGAATTTTACCAGCTATAAGTTCAGTAGCATCACCAACTTGGTTACTAATAATATCCCAATCTGATCCAACCGTTGCTTCATCACCACCAGCATTAGCTGTATTACAGATAATCCAATCACCTTGTTCAATAGGAGCACCAGAACCACCACCAATTAAACCTCCAGGTTGTGCGATATAAGCATCACCAACAACACCAGCAGGGTAATCAGGATTTACAGAACAATCAATTGTACCACGGAATGTTAATCCAGTTGTTAAAGCATCATCAACATATTGTTTTGTTGCTGAATCGGTAGGATTTACAATTGCACCCGTTATTGTGATACCTGTAGTTGTTGCACGATTAACTGTTATATCACCACTTACATCACGTAAAACTAATGTATTTGGTGTTGCAGATGTCGTTGCACCATCTAATAAGATTTTATCAAGAGCAGGTAAGAAACCAGAGTTTGTTTGAGTAGCATCAAGAACTGTGAATGTGATTGTATTATCGCCATTATCAGTAGCAATTAATGCAGTTGTACCTGATAGAACATCATCAATACGACCAGAAATATCTTTCCAGATACTTGACTGTCTCAGCATTAATCGTTCATCAGTTGAATTATAGTAGATTTGTCCTTCTGTTGGAACAGCAGGAGCAACCCCTAATACATGAATAACAACATTTTGTACCTCATTGCTATTCATGTCAATATTTGTTAAAAATTTACGTGCCATTTGTCATTATCCTTATAGTATTAAAATGTTATGTTTATTTAATACTATTTAGACAATATTATTATTTGGCAAAAGTGGTGGGATTATGGGGTAATATTTTCCATTTCATTCATTAAAATGTGTATTTTTTCTCCAAGTAAATATATTTCTTTGAATTCTTCGGGAATTTGATTTGGTTCCATAAAAGAATATATTTTTAGAGCTTCGACTAATGTTTTTATTTTTAATACATCCATTTCATATTCCATTGCAGATAAATTTTTCATCGATCATTTTCCTTAATTTT